TTACGTGGATGGTTCGAGTTATAACCCCGTTTTGTTTCACGATGGTAAGCTTGATAAGAACCCATTTTTTAATGATTAAGGAAACCCTGTTTTTATCCATTTTTCGAGGCCATCTGGATTTACATGTTTATCCCGGAAAATAACATCACAATTCGAATGATGTAATATTTCTTCCATTAGAGGTTTGTCTTCCTTACCATTATCATGTAAACTATAAACGGTTAAATAATATGTATATGTACACGGGTCTATCAATGCAGAAGATGCACTTAAACATACCGCGGTCTTTTTTGATGTTTCATAATCGTCATTAAACATTAACCTATGAAACCACCTTTTGTTTCTAAATTTTGAAATAAAACTATTATCATGTATTCTTGGTTCTATAACACACTTTTGTTTCTTATTTTCCGATGGATCTACACTCATATTAATACTACTTCCCATTGCACCTATACCACATCCAGTTAATTTACTACATCTACCCTCTACTATCACTTTTAACTTTCTATTTGACATATTTACAAATAAAATACTTGTTGGTGTCGTATGTTTCATTTTAGATTTTATACTCCGTCTTATTAAATTACATTTACCTAATCTAATAAGTTTAGGAAATCTAGGTATTATACCTAAACACCCATTTTTAAAAGAAAAATACGGGAATTCAGCTGCATAATATTCTCTCAGAAATTCCTGGAGATGTGGTTCATATTCCGAATCGTTAAATTTACGTAAGATCATATTACTTTACTTACACATGAGAAAAAAATATATTAACTATCATTACAGCTATACTCTTAAATTATAGTGGACCATTGAAATTAAATAATTAAAGAAAACCCGCGTTATATAATAAGTATGAGTACGTGCACAGTATGTTGCGATAAGTACAATAAAACACAACGTAAAAAGGTTACGTGTCCTCATTGTAGTTACGATGCATGTAAAACATGTATCCAAACCTATTTATTGTCAACTACAGAAGAACCACATTGTATGAAATGTAAACATGAACATGACCGCGAGTTTATAGATTCGTTTTGTACAAAACGTTTTAGAAACGTTGATTATAGAAGACATCGAGAACAAATTTTATACGAACGTGAAATGGCGCGAATGCCGGAAACTCAACCATACGCAGAATACAGAATAAAAATGAAAGAACTTAGATTACGGTATTTTGAACTTTTAGATCAAATGTTTCTTATGAGAGATATGCGTAGAGAAGCGGTAAGAATGCGTAATTCAACAGTGGATTATGATACTGCTCTAGAAAATATGCGTATAGAAATAGAGGAAATTGTGCATAAGGTAAATACACTCGAATTAAATATATCTTCAAATGGAAATGAAAAATTTATACGTAAGTGTCCATACGAAGAGTGTAGAGGATTTTTAGATACGGATATGAAATGTGGGTTATGTGTTCAAGAGTTTTGTGAACATTGTAATGAAGTTATTATAGATTCAAATCACGTGTGCGATCCCGAAACGGTTGAAACCATGAAACTCATAAACAAAGATACGAAACCGTGTCCTAAATGTGGTACAATGATACATAAAATAGATGGGTGTGCACAGATGTGGTGTACAGAGTGTCATACTGCATTTGACTGGCGCTCGGGACGTATAGAAACAGGTCGCGTACACAACCCTCATTATTTCGAATTTAAAAAACGTTCGAGAGAACATGGAGATATACCTTGTGGTGGAAGACCCACGTTCGCAGAACTCGAAGAAAATGAAGCAAATGTAAATATATTAGATTTAAGTTATAAACTTACTCTATTGGATAGAGATATTATATATAGATACGATGGAATTGGAGACGACGATAATCTACGGTTACGTGTAGACTATTTATTGAAAATTATATCTGACGACGAATTTAAAAAGGAGCTTCAGAGACGTGATAAACATAAATCTAAATTGGAGGATATACGGAATATATACGGTATGTTCTCTGATACGTGTGGTGATTTACTTCGTCAATGGGTAATTGATCCAACTAAAACTAAAGATATAATGCGCACCGTTCACGCATTAGCGGATTATTCGAATAACGTCATAACAAAAATACGAAATAGGTATAATTGTTCGGTACCTTATTATATATTTTTACGCGCACTTTAAGAATAGAGTCGTTTACATCATAAATGAAATTAATAGAATTAGCTTCGGCAATTACATCACTTTTTCCATTTATGATTCTAGAGAATTTTGGTAGCGTAACGAGTCTGTTTTATCATTTACATAGAAATGAAACTATGTATAAACTTGTTTATATATCCAGACATGTAGATTTACTACGATTAGGGTATGTATTAAAAGGTGGTTTCGATTATATGGAACTTGTTTTTAACTTCTTATCCATGGTTATCATTTATAAATCGAGTATTCATGATAAAAAGTATATGGATGTAAACTTGATCGTAAGTGTAATTAAAAGTACATTTGGTATGCCTAAATTACACTACCTTGTATCACTTTACTTTTGGTTTGTGGCATTTATTATTCATTATGATACTATATTTGGAAGATATACAGATATACTAGTAAACTTATTACTGTGTCCACCCCAATATTTATTGAAGAATAATATTCTTAACGTATAGTAGAAAATGAATAGAATTATATTATTTGTATCATTTTTACTGATTATATGGTTTTTCATACCCATATATGAAAAACCCAGAGTATTAAAAAATGTATTACGTGAAGATGAATGTGAACATATAAAACAATTAGCGTCTAAAAAGTTAGAAACATCTACAGTATCTAAAAATCGTGATATAGATGAAAAGATACGTAAAAGTCAAACTGCGTGGCTAAAAGCATCCGAAGATCCAGTTGTTGATAAACTTATACGTAAATGTGTATCTATGACAGATAGACCTTTAGTAAATTGTGAAGATTTACAAGTTCTTAAATACGAACCTGGTGGGTTTTATAAACCTCATCAAGACACGTTAATCGGGGATAAAAATAAACGTATGTACACATTCATAATTGCCTTGAATGACGAGTATGAAGGTGGTGAAACGGAGTTTCCAAATATAAAGAGAAAATACCGTTTGGATAAAGGTGACGCATTGTTCTTTAATACATTAAACAATTACGAGTGTAATACCAAACAGGCGTTACATGGTGGTTCATCGGTAAAATCGGGTGAAAAATGGGTATGTAATTTATGGATTAGGAAATACAGATATTAACTCATTTATATAATAATCGCGTCGATCGAATGCTAGATGTACAAGTGTACATACATTTAAAAGACTATATACGAAATAATATATAATATATTCGAAATGAAAATTATATGATGCCAACGTAAAACACACCGAAAGATAAAATATATGCATTTTTAAAATATAAATATTATTTTCTAGGACTGAAACGTATGATATTGCAGACATAAATGTATCCATAAGTGTTCGATAATTATCCGATATCATAATAGTACCCATTATTGTTATAAAAAGCATAATAAAATGCATAAATTTATACACGCCACGTATTTTAACACTTCTTACATCTATATTTCTCATGTGATTTCGTTCCGGTTCGGGTTCCGGATCAGGTAATGGTAGAGGTCTTTCAGCCGTATCATCTATACCTAATACAGGTATATCACCCGGGTTTATAACGACGTTATAGTATTCATTCGTCGTCATATTCTCCTCTTTTATCGATTAATATTTTTAAACCAATTTTTTTTATTGGTCTAAGTTAATATGGCAGGTGGTTCACAAAAGATATTACTACTTATTTTTATGTTCGCCAGTTGTGTATCCATACTTATAGGATCACTCAGTGGAATATTTATTTATGACAGTGGTACCACAACAACTACAGACGAGTCTGGAAATAGTGTAACAAAAATGGATGTCGGTGTTTCGGTATCAGGTACTATTTTACCTAATGGTATTAAGTGTTGGTATACGGGTAATTCTTTAGATGAAAATGGTATAAAATGGAATGATACTTCTGGTAACGGTAATGACATAAAAGATGATAATTTAAAGGGTTTGTTAAAAAATACAGTAGACCCGGTATCAGGAAAGTACGTTTATGGAAGCGTAGAAGATGGTATAATAATACCATTCGATTTTACTGGTTCAAATTGGACACTTTTTACAGTCGCCCGGTATAATAATAATAAAAAGGATCGTATATTCGAGGGTACAGATGTAAACTGGCTGGCTGGGTGGCACGCTGGTCGCACGGGACTCGCGTATTATGGTAATAAAGAATGGGTAACACCACAAGTTAATGTACACGGTTCTGGAAGAACATGGATTCAAACTACAGCGTATAAAACACAGTTTTTTTCTAATGGTGATAAACGTAGTACAAAATTTAATGGTCAGGCACCCGGTAAAATAGCTATAAATATGGGTCAAAATGCTGCTCGTGAATCGAGTGATTGGGCCGTTCATGAAATTATTGTGTACGGACGAGCTTTATCTCAAAAGGATAGGGTAAAAGTTGAAAATTATCTTTTGGATAGGTATATTTCACCAGAAATACAAAGTGGTATAGATTATACAAAAGGGTGGGATTCTAGTGTAACTCGTACTAATAGAAATGGACTAGGTGGAACTCTCGAAAAGTGTAGATTATACGCAATTAAAATGGGGTATAAAATGTGGGGTCATAGAACGGAAAAACACGATGATAATCTAAAAAATATATGTTTCTTTTACCCTAATACGGATGGTGTATCCTATGAAGGCGATACCACTGACGAAAAAAATATTGTTGGGTGTACGGAAAAGGGTGCAAAACTTAAAGACGGGTGTGAAACACAAAGTGAAACACAAAGTGAAACACAAAGTGAAACAGTCTGATACTGTTATTGACATTTACTTATATATTTTTAATTATATAGAACATGTACTGTTATGTGAAATATAATTAATTTAAGATGACAAAAACTTGCCAGTTTCATCAATGACGAGTTCACCGCGTTCGGCTAACATTTTTCGGTGTAACATG